TGGCGGCGGTATTATTCGCATTAAAGCACCAAAAACCCGCATTCAATTCATTATTCCAAAGACCGCCCACAAGCAGGACACGCAAACCTGTTGCGGAAGACCACATTTGATCGCTAATAAAGGTTGAACCCGAACCGCCTGTCGCACCTGTTGGTATTGTCCAATTCTCATCATCACTATTGTTCATGTTGGTGATCCATCCCGATGCAGGCAAGGTTGCGTTCGCAGGAACATAGGCGCCTGTCGTAACATCATCTTGGAATGTTGCAGGGTTATCGTTGGTAAATACCACACGGTTGTTTATGTTGATACCATCAACAAATTGATAGATGTTACCCCACAAGTTTTCGATGTTTCGATATTGAACCCCGACAAGGGTTGAAGTTCCCGCAGGCCGACCTGTGTGGTAAGTCAAGGCATCGGTCGAACCCGATTGTATAGCCGCACTTGCAGTTGTTACACCATCACCTATTCTGCTTTGAGTATTCCAATTTGCGAACTCAACAAGCATCAAAAGGCCCAAGGCCGAATATGTGTTGAAGTCATACTGCCACCATCTTGCGCCTTTGTTTGCCGCACCCGTGCGGAAAGCCGCCCTTGTCGCAGAAACGACATGGTTCAACCCTCGCCTTGATGTCGGTGCGGCCGCCGTGCCTGTCGTTGCATAACGGGCCACATAACGATCACTCCCCTTGTGTTTCTTGAAACCGATTTTCGCATTCTCGCTTATGTAGTAATAAACGAGGGTGCCTTGCTTGATGATCTTGAACCAAAACGCAGGGATGCGCACAACAAGATCGTCAATCGAATTCACAACGGGCCGTGGAACTTCGTTGCCGATGTCCCCCGCCGCATTCGCCGTGTAGATCTTCATGCCGTTCCATGGCGCAATGTCATCAAATGGTGAACTTCCTGCGCCTGTGCCAATTTGGGCAACGGGTTCGGTATTTATGACCGTGTTCACGAGGCCATTCGGGTCATTTGATGGGGTCAATCTCGTCAATGCGGTTGATGGGTTTACACTATCCCACATCACCCCGACTGTGCTTTTCAACCGAAACGAGATATTCGGTATTATTACGGTGTTAGATTTCATATCGCACTCCTATATTTTTGTTTATCCCAAATGGTTCAGTAACTACCGAAAATTGTCGGGCATCAATTCTCGTGATTGTTTCGACCGTGATTTCATGGCCGCCCTCGACATCGTAAACCACACAGTTATGCGGTGTTAGTGTCGTGGGAAGTTGATGACTTATCCGTATGAAGATGGTTGTCTGCTCTCCGTCATCCACCCACCAAACCTTTTCGATTTGAGGCAATGTCATCTCTTGCCAAGTGGCGCCGTTGTCAGTTGAGATCTCAAAACCATCCGCACTTCTGCGCATGTCAGTAATGCCGTTTGCATCCAGGAATGACATGATCGCTTGCTTTTGAATGTTATTTTCCCAAACTTTCTGCCGTGTCATTGAATTCGACATGATCTGCATTCTCCTTTTTTTCAATTATTGGGGTGGGGGTAATCTGCGGCTCTTCGATGGCTCTCCTCTCGTTCTTGTTGTGCCACTCGAAAAACCTGTCAATGAAGTTGCTTGCATCGACATAGTAACCCCGCTTGTTCACGGTTATCGCCCTCTCCCCTGTTAAGAACGAAGATGTCAAACTCGTAACCGCCGCAATGATAAGCATGATCGCTTGAAGTATTGCTTGCAGGGATATTCCCTGCGCCAATCGTAGACCGAGGTATGCCGTCAAAATTGACATTGCAATCACCAACCCAAACTTGCCGCCGAGGTATTTGTTCAAGAACTTGCTTGTGGTGTCGCTTATGCGTTTGACATCATTCACAGTTGCGCCACCGATGATCGTTTCCATATTGTTCGGTTGAACGGGCAATGGCTTGAAGATCAACATGTATAACACTTTGACTTGCATCCTGTTGTAAGTGATCTCTTCTTCGCCGAATTGCTTGTCTTCCCACTTCTTGAACTTCTTCCAAAACAAAACCCGATCGTAGAAATCACTCTCGGGTAATTCTCGGCATCGTTCAAGATCTTCCAGGGTAAGCGATGCTTTCCCGAGTGTGCGCACGATGTAATTCTTTTTGCGCACCTCGAAATCGTAATCGCAAAACTCTTTCAACTCCATTGAGATCTCTTTTTGAAAGACCTGGTTCACCTTGCCGTTGTATGCGGTCCGTGTGTCGTTGAACAGGGTATTCCGTTCGCCGTAACTCTTACCCTCGGGCAACCATGTGAAAGTGATTATGCCCTGGGTAATAAGCATCATCACGAAGAAAACGAGGTCAAGCGAGTTCTTGCTCTCCACACCCAAAAGAACCATCGCCACAATGCCGATGGTTACAACCGTGGTGGAAAGCCATGCACTCAACGATACAAGCCGACCCCGTTCCTTTACTCTTGAAATTATTTCGTCTCTCATTTCTTTTTACCTACTTTTTTCCAAATTGCGAATGCCGCACCGATTGACATTGCCAACCAAATCATACCGAACAGGCCACTCATGCTTGTCATAAAGCGGCCCATCCAAGATGTGGCCACCATCAAAACAAGCAACGGCAATGTCGCATCAACATGCTCGATCACCGCCTGCGTGATCTTGTGGCGGTTGATTTTCTTATTCATCTTTTCCTTGCCCTCGGGTGTTATCTCGTTGGCAAGGTCTTGCAGATAATCGTTCATCTTGCTTTGGAAACTGCGAACGAAAAGCCGTTTTGCCACAATCACAACCGCAACAAAAACAACGAGGCCCGCAAGTGAAACTTTGTATTGCCACTCGTAGGGCCGTGCAAATTCAATGATGATAAGAATTAAAGGTGCAACATAGGAAAAGAACAATGAAAGGATGGATAGAATTATGTTCTTTATTTTCATATCCACCGCCCTTTACCGCACCACATCGGGTGTCCGTTGTGGTTGCGTTCTTGGAACTTGTCGTTCGATGTGCTTGCCAAAGGTCGCCGTTGCCGTTTTGGGAACGATTTTGGTTACTTCATGCACTTTCTCATCAACCTCATCTCCGCACTTCTTGACCTCATCCATGGCCTTTTTGAGGGCCTTTTTTGCATCTTGGCCGTGCGACAAAGATGATCCCAGGAACTCGCCAAATGCCAAGATCGCCTTGCGTATTTCGGCTTGTTCTTGCGCAATAACCCTCACAGGTTCTTTGATGGTTTCCATTGTGGTGCTTAATGCCTCACGAACGGGTTTGAGGTTTACATCAACGATTTCGGTGATCGACACGGTGATGCCTGTCTTCACACCGTCAAGGGTTTGGTTCGCCGCACTTTTCGCCGCCGACAATGCGCCGCCCTTGACTTTCAAGATTGTGAATATGGTTGCGAATATCGCACCAAACCCACCTACACTTGCCACGATCGGCAGAACATATTCTGCCCAAATTGTTGTCCATTCCATTTTTTTGTTTCTCCTTTTTTTTGAAATGATTTTTTAATTGAAAAGGGATAGTCCCCTATCCCCTCTCACTTGCCTCAACACGGTTTTCTTTTCTTGCCCATATCGCAATTCCCCCTTTTTACCCTAAATCAGTAATCACAACACCATCCACGAGGAACAATACAAACTGCCAAGAGAATGTTGTGCCGACTGCTACACCTGGCGGTGTAACAATTTCAAGACCCTGGGCGGCGGTGATGCGAATAGGCATACCTCGTTCGGTTGTCCAATTCCCCGCATCTATCCCTTTCCCCCATTGATCAACTTGTCCAATAAATCTGCTTAACAATGGAAATTGCGCAGGTGTCAGCACTTGAAATGCTTGACCCGATGTTCCGCCCGCATTTTGAACAATAGAACCCCAAAACGACACCATGCTCACATTCTCGCTTATCTTGGCCTCGATCGCCCAATTATCGCCGCTATATGTTGCATTGCTTACCGATTTGTGAACACCGCCCGTGGGGATCTCTGCGGCAATAGGTGGAACATATAACTTCCCGTCAGTTCCCGCTTGCAACTTGTTGTCGGGGTCGCTACTTATTCCCATGGAAAGGTTCTTGTCAGTCATGGCGATGCCGTTGTTCACGGTCAAACTTCCATTGATCACAACATTCCCATTGTGAGTTTCGTTGCCATTCCATATGTTGTTGCCTATAAAAGTGTTGTCATCATTCAAATCTGCCTTGCTCTCATCAATAAGATCCTGTTGCTCGGCAGTTCGATAAGCACTCATGTCAACATTGAAGTCGATCATGTCCCAACCCGTAACCATCCAGGCCCAACTGTTCGGGTTCCCACTTGGTATGTTCAAGTTGATCCAAACATCGAACGGCGCAGGCGAGTATTCGCCGATGTTGCCGATCGGGGGTTGATAAGGAACGAATTGAGTGCCATCCCATTGCATGACATTCGTGTAAGGGAATGCAGTCGGCGGTGTGCCTGTGCCGTTCCACAAATATACAAGATGCCCTGTTTCAAGGAATGAGGTATCGGTCGGTAATGCGGCGGAGAACCATCCAATGATGTCAGCCAAACTTCTCGTTGCATCGGCAATGAGTTGCCGCACCTCTCCCCTTGTGTAAAGATCGAATGCCGATTGCGGTTTATTACCCGCAAGAACAATTCCGCCAATCATCGGCTTGTTGTCGGCAAGGTTGTAATCGAACGGTGTATCGCCCGCAACTCCCCCAACGATGCACAAGAGGCCTGCGAATGGGAATGTTGACTGCAAGGTGATGTCCCCGCCCACACTCTTGGTGATGTCGAGTTTGATCTCCCTGCCTGTGCCGATCTCCGTGAACCAGGCGCCCAACCCCAACCCGCCACTTGTTTGGTGTGAAAGGAACGGGACCAAGATCGTATATAGACCGCTTGGATCGGGTGTTCCCCAATCTCCCGAGGCAATTTGAATTTCTCTTCGGCTCTCTTGACGGATGATAATGTGGCCCGCAGGTTCGGTGATGTTCAACAAACTGCCGAACTGTTGGTTCGTGATAAGGTTGATCACAACAGGCGCAGAAAGGTTGCTCGGGTCGTTGTCGAAGTGAATTTCGGCCCGAAGTGTGTCGCCCGCTATGAGGGTGAAACTTTCATTGTTCACGAGGCCATTCATCAAGCCGTCAATTTCGATGCTCTCGATGATGTTCGCATCCAACACGACATTGTGCCTTGTTGCCGTTGCAAGCAGTTTGTAATCGGGATCATCAATTCGCTTGCCGTAGATCTCAACCGTGATCGTCTGCGAGAGTGTTGTATCACTTTGCAAGAAGAACCTCGATGTGAACTTGTTCCTGTTGTTGATACTCAACCCCGAAAGCATTTCTCTCTCGAATGCCATCATGTCGCTTGGGTTGCCTGGACTTAAATTCACGGTTGCCTGGATGCCGTTCGGCGGTGTTGTTGGGATCTCATCTTCCAGGGTGTTTTGCCCAAAGAACATGTCTTGCCCAACCATTCGGCTTGCGAAGATCTCGTTGGCCTCTTCCCTGGTATAAACATCAGTCAACATCGCATAGGTCGAGTGAATGATGCGGCTTATACCGTCTCGCATCGCACTCACCGCAGTCGCAACATTGAGTTGGTTCTCAAACTTTCCACCAAGGCGCAACGCATTACCAACGGCGATCGTGCCATCTTTTATGCCGTCAATCTCGCTTTCATTGTGGGCAATTCGTGTTGCATGATTTTCGATGATGAGATTGAGTTCTTGATAAGTTCCATCAAGGCGCCGAATAAAAAGACGGCGAACTGTGCCGTCAATTACATCAACGATGACATTGAAGTTTGACCCGATGCCGAATGTTCCTGCGATGAGGCCCATACCACCGTTCCTTGCGTTGGCGATCGGCGGGATCTCTTTGTATGTCCATCCTTGGGTGCCGCTAAATGTGTAGATGAAAGATGAAATCGGGTGATCCTCGTCATCAAGCAAAGTGAAAAGAATTTGATCCCCGTTTTCGGCGGGTCGGCCCTCTGCGCTTTCCACAAGATTGTCGAGGTCCGTGTTGCTCGGCATCGTTTGACTGTCGGGCAATGAACCGATGTAATGCAGGCCCGTCAACATCGTGGTTTGAATGTTGGCGATGTCCTGCGAGTTTGTGTTCGATTGGAGTTCAACCTCATCAAGTCGTTGCTCTGCATCGTTCAAGCGCCCTGCGTTCGTGTTTACACGGTCTTGGAGTGTTGAAAGGTTAATTGGACTTGGATCCCGCAAAACCGTTCCACCCCTCTCACGATACCCGTAGATGAGTTCAAGGTCTTGTTGGATGCGACCCAACTGTGCGTTGATCCTTGCGCTTTCGTATGGTTCAAGCACCTCTTCGTTTGGGTTCCCCGTGTCCATGACATGCAAGTTCACGGTTTGGGTTGTGGCGATTTGTTCGATCGTGATTTGCTCTTGGAAGTCGCCCGTTTCATACCCGAACTCATCAAGAACAGGCACGAGGTCGGTCCTCAAACTTTGGACCGTTACCGACACCGTTGTTTGTCCCGCATTCATCACGAACGCACGGGGAAGAAGTCGTTCGTAAAGAACGAAGTCGTTCCCATCTTGTGTGAAGTTCTTCACGAAGTTCAACTCGAATGCTCGTGAATTCCATTCATCGCCGTTGGGCAACAGGCCCTTTGAACTCACGGCAACGGAGTTCGCCACTTTTGGGTAATCACTCAAAAACTCGTCAACAAGTAACGACCTCGGCATGATCACATTCAATAGTGTGTTTTGGAAACTCCCCCTGTAAAGGTTGAAGTCCTTGCGCAGTTCGGCAACCGAACCGCTTTCTTGTAGGTAAACTTTGATTGTTTGCATTTCCTCGAAATACTCCTTTTTTCTTCAACGCATTCGTTTGCGTTTTTTCGACATCAACTGCTATACTCCCCCAATGGAGTATGTCTTGATCGTTGGACTTCCAATGCTTGCGCTTATCCTTGTGATGGGCGGTATAATAACTTGGCTCGAACACAAGGAACGAAAGCGCATAATGGAAGAATTGGGTTTGGTAAAGGGTGCGGTTTACGATGTTTTGACAAACGATGGAAAAACATCTCGCAACATGACATTTCACGATTTGGGCCGTGGCAACCGATCAACGAACGGAACAATGAACCTATATTTCTTTCGGCCAAAACGATTTGATGCGCAGTTCGGTGATGATCCTGTTTACCGCAAAATCACCATCAAGTATCGGGCGATACACAAGGTCGTGAAGATCAAAGATGCACCGCCCGAGACCATTCATTGAGAATATGTTGGTGAGATAAACCATGGCCTCAACTTACTCCCCGATGGCAACTCTGCAACATTCTTGGAAATGTATGCAAATTTGTCGTTGTTTTCGGTGTCATAGAATACGATTGATTTAACCTCATCCATGTTCACACCATTTGGCGGCACAAAGTTAATTCTCAACCTGTTCGTGAGGTTGGTGAAAGTGTATTGGACATCTTCCGCCACAATCGTGAGTGTGTCGAGATTGACAATCTCATCCAAGATCGACACCGTTGACCTCAACAAAGCAACCTTTAACCTGCCAACTTTTCTGCCGAACAAGTTCGCATAAGTGATGAAATCTTCCCGATCCGTGTCATGCGGTTGATGTAAAAGGTTGAGTTGATAGTTGAAAGACAATGCCTCTCGGTTATCCTTATCAAGTCCAACCGAAAGATTGTCGGGGATGAGTATAAGACTTTGACTTGCGGTTGGCCTAAAATCATCGGGCAGGTTATCTCTTCCAACTTCTGCGAATGGAAGTCGCCGAATTTGTGTCATGTTCCAATCATTTTTATGGAACAACTTGAAGTCGAACAAGTCTGCACGACCGTAGACATCGGTATATCTAACAGGTTGCAATGAAAGATAGGCACGATCTGCCGTGTTGTTGTTCCCACTTGTGGTGATGTCTACACAGTCCCCCGCCTTGAAGTTGTCATCCATTGTCCATTCAATGACTAACGCATTCCGTAGCGGGAAATATAAACATGGAACGATCACCGCAGTATTTGGCATACTTGGCATAGGTTGAACTGCGCCGCTTATTACCTGGGCCTCACTCTTTGGGAATAGAACACTTATGTCATTGTTTGGCAGGTTGTGGTGATCTCTCCACTTATCGCCTTTGAAGTTCGTGTATGCAAAATTCGGCAAGGTTGCGTTCCCACTATCACGGAAAAGTAGGTTGCGAATGAAAGTGTGCCACATGCTTGCGTTGATGTATTTTGGCGGCGATGGAGATGTGTCTTCTTGCGTTGACAACTTGATGAAGTCTAACAAGCGCACTTCTCGCCGTATCATCGACCTTTCACTTATTTCAAAGAACCTTGGCTCACTCGGGATCGTAACAATTTGCGAAAGTTGATTGAAGTTCTTGCTATATGTTACCTTTTGGAAAATGGCATCGGGATAGTATTCATTCTCGCACTCGGTTACATAATAGTTTGACCCTTTGATCTGCACCAGGTCGCCTGGATCTTTTTCTTGTCCTGGCCGTGCATACTCTTGGCATTGATAGACCCCGTTTGCGACCCGTATCAACCGACCCCAAAGGTTTGCCGAGAACCTTTCACTATCCACGATCTTGTCTTGTTGACCGAAGAATTGCTCGTGATGAGGATATTTCTCGAACTCACTATTTTTCATAAACCGTTCAAGATCGGGCCGTATTTGCGTGATGCGCAGTTCGTCTTGCGTTTTGTATCTTATACGGAAACGCAGGTCATTGAACCGTAAGTTCGCAGGTGTAACATTGTTCGCAAACACTCGGCCGACAATCGTCTTCAAGGCCATGTGGCCATCGTTGTTCACGGTTGGCGGCACATAGTTGAGGCCCTGGATCTTGTTGTCTCCCATAGTGAAGAATAAAGCCGACCATTTTGCAGGCACAAAATCGGTTTTCGCCGAGAGTGTGTCATATACCGACTTTTCAAAAACGAAGTCAAGTGCCGACCTCGTTACTCCGTTATAGGTGATGTCAAATGCCACGAGTTCGGTGATGTTATACTTTGTATGTATCTCCGCCGTATCATTCGAGACAAGGAAACTACTGTCCCCTGTCTTGCAAACAACCCACTCGTCAATCTCATTTTGAGGACTAAACAAGTTTGTAACATACGCATCATATTGAGTGTAGAAATTATCGAGAGTGTGGCTATTGAAAATTGTGATCTTGGTGCTATCGTCATTTTTCAATGTCGTATCACCAAGTTGCAAGAAGTTCAAAATGAAACGATCTTTCCCATCCCTTGCAAATGTTAAAAAAGGAATTGCATGGAGATAATACCCGATTTGTTTTACGACTTCCCAAAGGTTCTTACCCTCAAAGACACTCTCATACATCACGGCCTCTTTCATCCGTTGCATCCAATACGGATCCACCTCAATAGGGTATTGAATGCCGATGTCGTTGAAATCTCCATCATATTTGGGATCAATTCCCATGATGTTGTTGTCAATTATTTGAGTGTCGCAGGTAAGTAGCGCCCGCCGAAAAAGGTCGAAACAGTTATACTTTCGACCTTTCAATAAAAATGGGTTGCTTGGCGCATCTTCAAGCATGTTTCGGCATATAAAGTTTACGGATGCGCTTACCGAAGTGTCGTTTGGCCTGGTTAGAGTTCGTCTTTGATAGTCAATATATTGCCGTTCGACTTTAACCAACCATCCAATTATCCAAGCACTCCAATGAGTGGTGAACTCGGTTACACATCGTATTGAGTTTTGTGTAACAAAGGCACCCGATTGGAATGGTTCGATTTGTAACGAAACATCATACCTGTAACTCAAACCCGCATCAAAGTCGCCTTGCGTTAGCGGTGTGGTTTGAAATGATATTGTTCGGTTTGTTTGTGGTGCGCTCGTGTTGATCATCGCAGGAAAGTTTGACAACCTACCCTCGGGGAATATACGCAAATACCATTGCGATGAACCAGGACCCATTGTTCCATCTTCGAACCTGCCAATAAAAGTGTCCCTTAACCCTGCTCTGCCGCCCGAATTATACATAACTCGGTCATTTCGGTTTTGAACATTTGATGGACTGTATAATTGATTGACAACTGTTGTGGTTGTGCCTGCTACTACAATACCATTTCTCAATGTGGTTCTTGTTACCCTACATCGTGTCGGACAGTCAAATAAATAATCGGCAACTGCGCCACCCGTGTTCCAAAAGCATTGCACTATTGGCATTTGAAATGAAATGGAATTTGCAACCAAACCATTGAGGTTGCGCATGAAATTATTAAGCGCCGCTATTCCATCCCAACGATACCCGTAACTGTTTATGTAGTCGGCCGTGAAGTTACCCGACCCACGAAACCATGCTTGACCCGAACTGTCTCCTCGGCCCGTGCTACCGTAATTCCATCCCGAACCTGGGCGGCTCATTCCGCTACCCGTTATTGTGGCATTTGATGGAACCGATCGTTCACTTGAAGAAATGACTGTTTTGTAATTAAGAGTGCTATCGTTTTGTTCATAGGTAAGCGAAAAGTTGTCGCAATGCACACCTTGGGCGGCAACCGATGCGGCGATCAAAGTTACACGATGACAACAAATTTCGGGACAACCAACATAATCTTCGACATCATCGTGATCCACAAGAAAATCAAAGGATCTATTGAGTTCTTCTTCCACCCATCGTTCAATGATGATTTTGGTTTTCGGCTCAAATGAAGTTGGATATTTATTGGTTGGCATGTTTTCAAAAACAATCTCGCCGCTTGGTAATTGTTCGTTGCAACGCAATTCAAGAAAGACGGGCGTTGCAATGAACTCCGTCAAATCTTCTCTTATTGTTCCGTTCAACTTGAATGCTTTCCAAAAGTATTGCATACCTCACTCCTTTATGTTAAATTGTGGTAATGAAAAAGTGGCAGAAAATTGTTATTTGGTGTCTGTTCTCCCTCATATTGGCTTGGGTTGTTTTGTGGGCCGCTTGGTTCTTATACATAACAATATCGAACCCCGATAATCGAGAACCGCAAACCCTCGTGCAAAACATCATGCGATTGGTGTTTTATGCGATCTTCTTGCTCTTTCCAATCTTCACATTGAAACACCGCCGAAGAACTGCAATCGGTTTTGGTATTGCGTTCTCGGTTCTATTGTTGATTTTATTGTCGCCATTGGGTTTTGTTTGGACCAACCTTGGCAACCCCGCATCACCAACCATTGACACCGCTTTCTTTATATTTGATGCGTGTGCCATGTTCCTGCTTTTACCAATTACAATTTTCTCAATCGTTCTTATCTATCGCAATCGGCCCGTTAAAGCCGTATAACTTGCTCTTGCAAGATTATAGGCCTGGTTGTTATTTTCTTTGAACATTAGATGCGCATAGGATCTTTCTCGTTCTGCTTGACGGAAACCCAAATTGATCGCAGATGATACTCCACCAAGGGCGGCACCGATCAATGCACCTGGAACACCGCCAACCATGGCACCTGCGACTGCGCCTGTTGCCATCGCACCACCGACACCCATGACATCGTTCACTATTTCCATTCTTCGATTTACAATGGCTTGATAGTTACTGTCGCCGCTTTTTCGGCCGATGTCGCTTACATAATAGTTGAATGCTTGTTTTGAGAACTGCACCGCAACTTGAATTGCCATTGTGGTTGCCATTGCCGCAGATGGAGACATCTTGCCTGTTATCTTGTCCTTTGCCGCATCCACAGGATCGGTGAATGACTTGATACTTCCCGCAAGTTTTTTGTTCTTCATCTTGGCCTCATCCTTGGCAAGTTGCTCGGGAGTTTTGGCTTTCTTCTCTGCGCCGCCGTTCACGACTACTATTCGTATTTCGTTTATTGCCATATATCCACCCCCCACGCAAGTGTCAAACTATGAACTTCGTTTGTGCCATCATCACTAACGGTAATTGAGTGTTGTGTAATGACCATCGCATGAATAGCAACGATGTTGCCTCTTGTTATGCGCACGAATATGGGTTGGTTGTTGTCCACGGGCGGTCCAACCTGGACACTATTTGTGTTCAATATCCGTTCCGTCAACCAATTTATGAAATTGACATCCCTCAACCCGTCAAAGGTGAATGCCATCGTTCCACCAAGTCCAAGGTTGATGACCCCTGTCCTTTGAGGCCTATTCATCACAGGGACACCCTTTTGGTTCATTGTAGTTGCAAATTGGAAAGTCAAAACAGGAATTTCGTTCATCACATAGTCCCAATTTGGCGCACTTCCATCTTCGGGAAACTCGGGTGGTATATATGCGAACTCAAACTTGTAATTTGACATCATTGTTGTCGGCGGTTGGACTGTCATCTGCACCGCCAAACTGCAACGCACACTTTCACCGATTTGGCTCTCATTGTCAAACTCGGGAGAATTCAAGCGCCCAAGAACGATGTTTGCGTTTCGGCTTTCAATCGTTCCATCCTCGAATGTGAAATCAACAGGTAGCACGACCCCACTCAATGCAACGGTTGTCTTTTCGATCAAGTATTCCAACAACTTGATCTTGCTTGTCTGCAACCAAAAGTCAATCGTGGCATCGCAGGTTGCTATGTCGTTATTTGTCGAGAAGATCCGTTCCACGGTCGAAAGGGTCAAGCATCCAAACGCACGGTTCAATGCCTCTAACTCGTTCACAGGAACACCCTCTCGCCGCTTTTGCGCAATGATTTGTTCGGTGCTTTCGGGCCGATGCTTGAATGTGTAATACTTGATGTTCAACACTTGCGTGATGGACTTGCCCTGCCAACTCTTCGGGAATGATGGCTCGGTTATTATGTCGATCTCGTTGTCGTTGAAAACCTTTTGCACGATCGACAAAACCGTGTCCGCAGTTATTGTGCATTTTCTCATCGCCTTTCTCCTTTATCCTCTCCAATTTACTTTTTGTTTCCACTTCCTCTGCTCTTCATGGAAGTTCTTGCCTTGTAGGTTCTTTTGTATCGCACCCACCGTTGTTCTAAAATTCTCGTTGAATGTGATGTTGTCCAGGACATCGTTCAACAGGTTGATCTTCCCGTCAAAGTCCTTGGTTTCCCGCATCTGCTCTTTGGTTGATGCACCCATATACAACTTTGTCCCCGCCCTCAAATTCTTTGAGATGCTCGGCATCGAATTGAACAACTTCTCCATGACTGCCTTTGCCGTGTTCACCTGCGCCATAACCTGCGAATGGTTGCCCGATACTTCGAGGTCCCCGTTCTCCGCCTTTCTCGCTTTCAAGAGGCCACGGATGTGTTCCTTGACCTGGCGCACCTGCTCGGCGAATGAATACACCTGTTGAACACTCCCGCCATCCCCGAACTGCGGGAACACACCACGCATCTTCTTGTCCATAAACAAGTCCGCCAAAGTGAAGTTGTTGTTCATTATGCCAACCCTTTCAATTCAATGTGTTTGTATGTCGGCCGCATCTTCGGGGTATATGCGTAATCTTGTTTGACATCGCTTGTTACGATGAAATACCTGCCTTGTGGCCATATATTACATCTCAAATAAACGACATCGCCTGGTTGAATATCGTGCAGGGTATTCGTCTTGACCGCCACATAAAGTTGTCGGTTGACAAGGCCTGGCATGTCCGTTCCTTGCGCATTCGAGATCTCCGTCTCAAAGATCCATTTGAATTCTTTGAAGTGTCGGTAGTTGTTCATCTCCAACTGCCAATTTCGATATTCCTCTTCATCCATCAACTCTTCGGGGTTCAACGGCAACTGTGTTCGTTCATCGAACTGCTTGAACAACTTCCCCTTGGGGTGCGGCGAATACATTGGAATTTCTTTTTGCAACATGCTCATACCTGTTTCCCCCTTTTACCATTCGTTTGACATTATGGCGGAAACCATCCGCCTGTCGTATGTTCCAACCCAACACAACCCGAGGTTCTGCAAGATTTGTTTTACCTTTGGATCAATGTGCCGATCCTCGTTCATAATGACCTTATCAACCCATTGCTTGTTTGCAATGTCAACGGTCATCGCATCGCAGTAATCGCCATTGTTTGCGTAAAAACGGCCTTGGCGCACAAAGATGTCTTTCACCATCTCACGGAAACGGAATGGTGTGATCCCTGTCCTGTAATGATGCGCAACGAGGCACTTTAATGTCTCGATGTCGCTACCGCTTTGCTTGTCGCTAAACGCATAGATTTGATCGCTTACATGCTCACAATCTTGATTGCGTTCGTTTGGCTCTCCTGGGTTCAAACTCTCGAAGTTGATGCCATTCGCCGTGTAAAGCCGTGGAGTGGGTATATACTGCCTTTTTATGCCATCGTAAAACATATCTTCGCAACTAAACGGTTTACGAAGACGAGGATCGTTATGCGGCATCTCTTCAATTTCTTTCGCCGTGAAAAACGGTGCGATGAATACTTTTGGCATGTTACTGTCCCCCTTTTTGATTGTTCTCCGCCATGTTGTTGTTTGACGATGTTTGGCCCGATGTTTTCAAACCTGCCTCTTCTCGCAGGGTTGCCTGCCTTTGTATTGTTTTGAGATTGATGCCCTTATTCGTCATCTTGTCCAGGATGCCCTCGTTCTTGGCGATCCCGCCTTTGCCTGTGCGCACGACCTTGGTGTGCTTTCCAGGAACGAATGTGTTTCTGCCCGAGAACTTGTTTGTTACCTCAACGGTTGGACTGTCCCCCGCCCTCGATGTTCCACTCGGGTCAATGTAGTCGTAAACCTTTGGACTGTCCCCGATCTTCACCCCAACGATCTGCGCATACCCCTCATTTGATTTGAGGTAATCGGTGGCAGGTTTCCCGCCGCTTTTTTCAACGGCAGTCAACGCATTCTCGCCGCCGTAACTATCTTCTCTTTTCCTGTTAAGCAGTTGGGCCAAAGACCCGAACCTGTTTGGACTGTCCGCCATAGCATTTCTCCTTTCTTTTCATATCGGTGAATACTGCGAGAATTGAACTCGCATCCGCCTCTACGGAATACTCACAAGGGGAAGTGTTTCCACTTCCCAAAAACACGGCCCGATTAGGACAATGTTTGGACACCTTGCGCAGTTGCGGCAAGAGTGCTTGCGGTTTGTACCTTGTTGTCGTTGTCGAAAGACATGTTCGGCAGAACAAGTTTGTTCAAGATGCCTGCACGAATTGCGGCGATGCTTGTGATCGCATTCGCAACCGTGTTGAACGATGCACTTCCGTCATCGGTGAAGATGAACTTCAACGCACGACCCGAGACACAACGAACCCCCATGCGAACTTTCGGTTGAACGATGACACCTTGCGTGTCGGGATCGTCAACGGTCTTGAACGATGTTGGTTTCAAGCCACGAATTGTCGCATTTGCAGGACAAATGAAACATGCAATCATTTCAAGCAATGCAATGACTGCGGCATCCGCCGTTACGGTTGCATCGAGGCCCATGTAATACCAAGTTGCATCGAGAACTTGTTGTTGTGCTTGATACAATGGCATACCATCACTCCAACCAACATAACCCGCCTCGAAGTCCGCAACAGTTCTCTTCTCGTTTGTGAACGGGTTGAGACCGCCGCCTGCCACCATTTTGGTTGCAATATCACTTGCATGGCTTGTTGCAGGTAAGGACATGTAGACAAGGAATGTCGAGTTCCAAATGAATGCTTGTCGTTCATCCGCAGGGAAATATCCCGCATAGATGGTGCGATCACCTTTGGACACCAACGCATTGGCCAACTTAAATGAACGCAATGCGCCCGTCAAATCGGCTTGACTGTATGTGAACAGTATTGCGTGATTTGCGATTTGCGTTGCGGTCGGGGTCGCCGAGAAACTGTCAACAAAGTATTGATAGATCTGCGTTGCGAAAGTGTAGCCGTTGATGTTCACGGCGATGTCTTGCTCAATTTGCCTGCGGCAGATTGTTTCAAAACTTTCGTCAAGGTTTGCGCCACCCGTCATTTCGATTTCGTCTTCGCTTATGGCGATGTTCTCGTCATAGCACTTCAACAGGTCAATCGTGAACCTTTTGGACAATACATGCCTGCGTTGTCCTGTCGTTGCATCAACAAGGTTTTTTGTGTTTGTCCACTTACCGTTTGGACCGTCTCCACGCATACGGAAACGACCTGCAAGTGGCACAGGAACATAAATGTCGATCATCGAGGCATTCATGTCAGTCGGCTTGATGAAACGATCAGTCAAGCCAAAGCCGTCTTTGTGTAAAAGATCTTGTGCAAGGTTTTTGTAAACGACTTGTGAGACCTTTTTGGCGACTTGTTGGTTATTCAATGAAAATAAACCCATTTGTTAAATTCTCCCTTTTTTTGAGTTTGGCATCTTGCGAGAAAAAATCTCACAAGTAAAAGCGCCCGATATGCTCTCTCTCGGTCGCAGTCGATGTCTTTGCGGTTCGCATCTCACCGTTGCCGCACACTCTCGCCTTGTGGGTTCTCCACCTCTCTGCCGTGGCAGTCAAGTCGATATGATAAGGCAATACTCCGTTCTCAACGGTGCATTTTCATTTTGAAGTTTGGATCATAAAGGCCGTTGTCAACTTTTACGATCTCGGCGGGCCGTGCCGCATATCCAAATGCCGCATCAACCTTGTCCGCCTTTTGTTTGAGGATCGCATTCTCGCTTTCGAGTGCCGCATTCTTTGCGTTCAACCCTGCGATAATGCTCTCGAAGTCGGTCGGTATGGTTTTGCCGTCATCACTTGTTACCTCAACAGGTGCAGGCGCAGGAACAGGATCCGCAGGTGGCACAACTTCGGCGCCCTCTTCAACGGGTTCTTTCCCACGGACCATCACAGGAATGTCATCTTCCACTTCGGCATTCGCACCCGTGGTGATGTCCCCTGCGTTTTCTTCAACGGCCGCATCTGCTTTCTTGTCTTCTTCGACCGCTTTGACAAGTTCGGTTTCTTCCTTGCCAACCTTGTCGTAATCGGCATCTTCCCCCGCCGCTTTTGCCTCTTGGTTTTCGGTGATCTCTTCGATCACATCGGCGGCCTCTGCCTTGACCGTTTCATCGGTCTTGGCATCTTCGGCAAGTGCCACGGCCTCTTTGTCGATCGGCCCTTTCTCTTCGGTTACGGCGATGTCTTTCACTTCCTCGGCCTTTGCGCCAAGTTCTTCGGCGGGTGGAACTCCCTCTTCGGTGATCTTCTCCACTTCGCCTTTGATTTCTTCAACCGCATCCTCGACTTCAAGGCCCAGGCCCGTGAGGAACTCTTTGAGTTTTACATCATCAAGACCTTTTACGGTTTCAATAAGTTGTTTCATATCCATAATCACTTACCCCCTGCTAATTTGGCTTGCAACTCCTCGATTGCTTTTTCGATCGGTTTGCCCTGGTATTCCGTTACACCTTGACTGCGTTGGAACTTGATGTTGGCAAGCAGGATGCACCTGTCTTGGAACAACTTCTCCTTGTCCGCTTTGTCTTCCATCGGCTTTTCGGCCTTTGGCTCGGGTGTCGGCTCGACTTTTGGTTCTTCAACCGCAGGTGTCTCCACCGTTGGCTCTTCCGCAACAGGATCAACCGAGGGTGTCGGTTCTTCCACAGGTGCGGGCGCAATCTCGGGTTCCACGACAGGTTCCGCCGCTTTGTCCACGATCACTTCTTCCATCGGCTTTTCGGCCTTTGGCTTTCTTGTTTTGTTCGCTGAACTCATTATTTATTTCTCCTTTTTTTTGATATGGCGATACCCCTCGGGTTAATCACACTATTGTTGAACAGGTTTCAATGGTGGCATCGGGTTCGGCTCTTGTGGTTGTGTGGCTTTCATCTTGTCCATGTATTTGGCGAGGTCCTTGACCTCTTTCGTGCTACATGTCCCCAGGATCTTCTTCGCCAAGATCTCGCTTGTGATTTGTCCTTTCTCATACAAATCGCTATGCAGGCGAATGTCCTCGCTTATGACCGTTTGTGTCTCGGGCATCAAATGCAACTCGGGACTTTCCACACCGTAGTAATGGAAAAATAGGTCGATAAACTCTTGCAACGGCTCTTGGATGATCGAGATTTTCTCGTTGATGAACGATGTTGTCTTCGTTCTCTCGTATTCGATCTCGGTGGCCGTCTTTTGGGTTTGCCCATCACTCAACCACGATGCAACCGTTGTCGAAGAACAACCGATTGCGAATGCGGTATCGTTCAAGATGTTTTGCTTTTGGCGATTGATTTGTTCGCCACGCAATTCGTGTTGGAAGTTCTCGGGTTTGTTCTCCGTTCCACCAGGGGTTGTCCCATACATCGTGAACACGATTGGATCAAGGATGTTCTTCTTGCTCTCGGGATCATTCGGGTTGTCATACTGCTTTGGCATAATGACACGGCCTCGTGAAAGGTAAACTTCCAATCTCTCAAAGAATTTGAGTTGATCGTATTGGAAACTCTCATTCATCAACAAGGCGGCGAGTGGTTGGCCGAAAGGCATCTTGGGGAACTCGGGCATCGTCTCGGTGAACTTGATCATCCTGCACCCGAGGTCATCGTCAAACGGTAACAACTTGCAGTTCTTATAGTCCATGTCGTTCTTGAACTCTTCGCAGGTATCGACATCGAGGTATATGTCCCCGTAGTCCCTTTTGATGAGTTCCTGGATGTCAAATGGCAGATCTGCATATTTGACCGCAAACGGACTTGGCAATGTCTCGGTCGCCACATTTGGCGAGGTTCGATACATCAAGTAGTGAACCATCGGGAACCGTTTCTTTTTTCCGCCGATCGTCTTCACACGGTAGAACCGTTCTTCGCAAAGGTGATATTCAAATTGCGCATTGATCGTGTCGTGGTATGTTGCGATATAGCAACGCACCGCATCAATGTCATCGTATGCGCCAACCCTTGGGAAGAAGTGTCCCATCGGGATCGCCTCGGCCCGCAGTTGGTTGTTGCCGTCTTTGTTCCACTTCAACAACCCTGTGCCGCCCTCTAACGCATAAGCATAACCCTCACGGTTGCATTGGTTGAACCTTGCTTTCTTCCATTGCTTTTCCATGACCTGGATCGTGGCGGGGTTCTCGGTATTGAGAACAGGATCTCGGGCGAATACCGTGTTGATTATTCCACGGCCCACCTTTTGCAGGAAGTGTGTCGGGATGACCCCGTATTCCGTATTGTGGTAACCCTCAACCCATCCACGATATAAGTTGATGCGGGGTTGAATATACGACATGTAGAATTGTTTGTATCTCGCACCCGCAAGCATGTATAGCCGATCCTGCGCCACAAGTTTGAAACTTTCTGCCGAGAGTTCGCTACCAAGGCGGAACGGGATCATGTAACGATCATCAACTTGGTTTTCGTTTTCTGCCATTGTCTTCACTCTCCTTTTTTGGTTTCGGCATCGGGATCACCAACTCATTCAAGTATTTCAAGAACAACTTGTTCTTTTTGAGTTCTTCAATACTGCCGATGTTGGCATTCTTGAAGTTCGGGTGTCTCGCATAGATGCGTGTCAACCGTTCACTCAAATAGATCTCCTCGTCATGCGCTTGCAGGATCTCGTCAATCTTGTTGTTGACCTCGGCCACAATCTTCTCCGCCGCTTTTTTCGATTGGCGGACAACAGGCAGACATTGAACAATCTCGCAATCGGGCAACCTCTTCCCTTTCTCGTCAAAGGTCGGGTAATGGTGGAACTCGATGTCATAAACACCGTTGAACCGTTCTTTCATCCAGGCCCTTATCTCTTCTTCGACCTTTTCGTAAACTCGGCCCTCATCAAGCAATTCATGCAATTTCATTTCGTGTCTCCTCACATATAAATTTGTTTTTTGTAATTCCGTTCATCAACACGGAATTGCGCCAACCTCTTCGGCAAGGAAAGGTTGAATGGGTTTTGCAACACCATCATCACACCGTATTGCAACGCATCGGTGCAATCGTTGGGGATCTTCGGGTCAATCTTGCCATTGTCCAAAAGCATCAACGATTTGATTTGATCCACGAGTTTGTCGTTGGAATACCGTGGACTGTAATCGTTTACATCCACCACCGTGAGAACTCCCTCGGCGAATGCGCTATTCACTTTCCCCAACTGCTCTTCCTTGTCTTGCTTGGAAGTGTATGGGAATAACGAAACATTGCGCCACCGCATGAAGTTTGGATCGGTGGACTTGATCACAACCATTTGTTGATACATGCCACCCGCACAGTCAAACGAGAACGCAATCGGTGTGGACCTCTCGCTATTGAAGTGATCCTGGATGTAGTCGAGGAACCTTATCACTATTTGGCACCTCTCGGTCAAGGCGGGTTTGGTTTCAAGTTCTCGGCAAGAAAGATATAAACTCTCTTGCACCCGCATCATGCCGTTGCCAAGAACCGTGATGCACGAGGCGGCCAAAGCATCTTGCCGTTCCGCATCGTCAACACCGATGACAATTCGTGATAAGTAATTGTCTCGTTCGGGAGTTCGATCAAGTTCGATAAGTCGTTGCCTCTTGATGTAATGCTTATCTCGCTTGAATGAATGGAATACTGTGTCCCATCCTGTTGCATCGAGGTTCCCCATGTAGATCTTCTCGTATTCCACGGGGTTCGTGGTGCGCAGGTGTTCGATCTCGTGCAGTAGCGCAGGATGTAGGCAGTCGATGATGTCGAGGTATGTCGGTTTGAGAACCGTGTATTCGGGATCTTTCTTGCAGGCCTTATAGTAATCGTGAAACCACATAGATCGCCGATCGGGGTTGCCCGCAAAGATCACCTTGCTATGCCCTGCCTTTAACTGCCGCATAAAGGTAGACTTGGCATTGAGTAAGATTTCGAGTGAGTGCAATTTCTGCACCTCATCCATAACGAACAACGACACATTGCGAATGAGTTTCTTTGACTTGGTAACATTCACATTGCGGAGTTCGTTGGTTTGCACCGCATAGGCCCGAATTTGATTTCGTTGCCTCTTGTTAATAATGGCTTGATTGCCAAATACCCACTCGCCGCTTTGATTGAGGTTGTGCGTTTCTATGAATGATTGAACCTCGGCGAATAGTCCATCTCCCGCATTCGATACACTATCGACACCAATGCAAATGTCATAATCGGGAAACTCCCAATAGTATGCCAAGATCGCTTGTGCGAGGGCCGTGGACTTCCCTGCGGATCGTGGAGAATAAAGCAAATTGAGTTTGTAGCGAGGTTCATGGATGTCATTGAATAACGGCTTGAACACAGGTGCAATCACCATGTCGATTTCTTCAACTTGTTCCATGTTTCTCCTTTCTATTCGGTCTCGGTCTTGCGAGTATAATCACCGATGATGGCGGGATCTTGCCCTGGTTCTCGTTTGGGTGTAGCGAATACGATGTTCACCTTGCGCAGTCCGTCTCCGTTGAGTTGGACTTCATCCTTTGGCTTTTCGCCAATAAGGTCCCGAATGGCATTCAATGCCTGCGCATCACCTGTCTTGATCCATCTGCGAATTGTGGCCTCAACACCTGCCTGCATCAATGTCAAACCCTCGGTGTTCTTGGTTTGTAAAGCCGTCTCCATTGTCTGCCGCATGGTTTTCTTTTCGGCCTTTACTTCCCCACTCCTTATGCCGCCTTTTCGACCACTTTTCACCGCTTTCTCACCGCTTTGGAACTGTGTCCCTTTGCTATGTGCGGTTATGTCATTTTTCATGTTTCGGTCTTCTTTTCAGTTGTGTCGGTTGCTATTGGTGCATCCACAGGTGCGGCAGGTTGAGGTGCTTGTCTCTGCGCATTGCGGAGTGCCATCATCTTACGGTATGCGTTTGCATCCCTATGTAAGTTGATGATCTCGGCCGAGATTTCACGGCCCAAAAGTCCAAGTGCCTCTTCGATCACTCTCAAATGTTCGTTTTTGATTTCCATGTTGGTTCTCCTTTCACAATTTTCTAACTTGCCCATCGGGTTCAATAGCAACAAGTTGTGTTTGTCCCGTTTTCTTGTTCTTGTATTGGACTTGCATGATTTGCCGATAGTTTCCGTTACCCGTGGATATTGTTTTGGGTGTCGCACTCACAAAGTCGGCATGATCTTTCATCCTGGCCTTTGATTGTTCAAGTGCATCGTTTTGCGCAGATGTGAATTTGCCTGTGCTTACCTTTTCTATTTCGGTGCTTATGTCCATAGGTGCTTTTCCTACATTTTCCATGTCTCTTTTGCGCATAGCAACATTGATTGCATCAACACCATACTTGTCGTTTATTTCATCCATTGCACGGATATATTCGATTGAACCGTCTTCTATCCCACGCAGTTTCTCGACAATTTCATTTGCTTGTGCTTTTCTTTCTGCATCAAGTTTGCTTTCCGTGCTTTGTCTTTCCATTTTACCCGAGGCCGATCCGCCCTCGGTTTCGCCTTTGCCATCCATTAGTCCACCGCCGCTTGTGAACTTGCCATCTTCACCTCTTGGGTGATCGCTTTCATTGAACTTGCTCATTTTTGTGTTTCTCCTTTTTTTATATTCGCAACTTGCGAAGTTCCGTTGTTGAGGATGCTTACCATGGCCCTCATCGCCCGTTCGTGTTGTCCCGTGGATATGCCGCCCTCGATCTTGATGAATACCTTGCACCCGAACACCGTGCCGATCTCTTGTTCAAGAGGCCGATGCGGGAACCTCGGGTCAAAGCGGCGATCGGTAACCAATGGGAATTTTTCGCTTGGTAATCTACCCATATTTATCTTCTCCCTTTAACCACCCGAAGTCGTATCTCTCGGGCAAGTAATTTGGTTTGCGTGTAAAGTCGGGATCAAACTCTTGGTATGTTACTTGCAGGCCTTTCTCACGGACAAATCGCAACCAGGCGAGTTGTTTCAAGTTCCGCCTGTTCGGGCAATGGCGCCATGTCGTTTCTTTCTTCTTCTCGTCTTGCGGTTTAACCGAACGAATATAAGAAAGGGTGCGCCTTATATTGGTGTCATTTGTTGTCATCTTGACCCGCCTTGGTTGGAAGTTCACATGTGTGCTTTTTCTCCAACTCATCATCTTGCCTGGACCAATTTTCAAACTGTTTATTCATGTCTGCGCCTTGCTTTTTGAGTTGCCATATCATAATGCCAACACAAGCCGCCACACACAAAACACCAATGATTATTCCTGCAATCATGTCTCTCCCTTTTTCCCCAAAATATATAAAAACGGCCATATAAGATTTGACCATTGATTTGGCACAAAAAAATCGCCTGCGGTGAACAAAGCGATTTAATTGCTAACTCGATTAGCCGACCCGCTACTTCACTACCGTGCCGACCATAACATGGTAACACATTCAAAGGTCGCAAAGGGTCGCATCCTTGAAGAATACTATCCAATGGGTTTTGAGGGCCTTTCCGCTTTTGTTCCCACACAAAGGCGGCATCGGTGTGAGTTCCAAGATCTTGCGCACGGGGATGTTGTGTTCATTCCATTTGAAGATAAGTGTGCCGTTAGGCCGCAATACACGGAAACACTCGGCGAACATCTTGCGGATGAACTCTTGCCAATCTTTCGGCAGGCGACCGTATTGCTTGCATTGATACCCTGTTGCACCTGGACCTGTGAGATGCGGCGGATCGAGGATCACCAAATAGAATGTCTCATCTTCAAACGGCAGGTTTCTCACATCGGCGATCATCTCGGGTTTGACATGAAGTATCTCGGCCCGAGTGCCTTTGTCTCGGTATTTCACGAATGTTTCATCACGAATGTCGCAGGTCAAAACATTTTGAGGTTCACCGAAATACATGAGTTGTGGACCACACATAGGATCAAGAATAGGTTTCATGTTCACACTCCACGATCAACCTCAACCTTTCCATCTTCTTTTCAATACGGCCTGCCATCTCCACTTCTTCGATGCCATACATAAGTGATAATTGTTCAAGCATGATCTGCACATCTGCGATCTCTTCGGCAACCATGTCCCTGTTGCATTTTTCACGGTTGATGTTTTTCAATAGTTCTTTTTGAAGTTCTGCCAACTCTTCAATCGCAACAAGAACCTGCTTTGTTCTACCGAACTTTGCATGGGCCTTGATGTATAGGTTGAACCTTTCTCTTTGTTCCTTTTTCACCATCCACCATCCTTTTTCCCATAATACCCCTCGTATGTCATGCAACTGTCTTTTCGTGGCTTGCACTTTGGACATTCAAGTAAGCCGCCAAGGGTTTTTATACTCCAACCCTTGGACCGTGCCTCTTTGATGTTTTTGGCCTGTATTGTGGCTCTGCAATCGTGCCATCCGCATGTGTAAGTTTTCATTTGCCCACCCCGCTTTGAATTTTGAAACCCTCGCTTTTCAACAGTTTGATTGCATCATCAATGGCGGCGGCCCGATCCTCTGCAAATTTCTTTTCCTGCTCTTGTTCATCTTCTTCGATTTCGACTTTGCGTTGTTGATTGAAAAACTCGCATTGAAAGCATCCGCCCTCGGCCATATCGTGATAATCGGCACAAGAGATGATATTGTCTATTCGATCACATGCTTTTATTTTGATGCGTTCGAGTTCTTCACTTCCATCATCCAGGTCCTTTGCGAGTTCTGCTGCATGTCGGTATGCTTGTTGTCGTTGGGTGCTTTCATCCCATTCATTCGCCGCAATCAGCAATTTTTCGATGTATTCTTTCTTTTTCATTTTTTTTCTCCCCTTTTTAATGTTGCATAATACTCGGGATGTTTTGCTTTTAATACCCCGTATGCGTATTCGATGCCTTTACCAAACCCGCAAAACATACACCCTGTTTGATCTTTTCCTTTACACTTTTTTTCTTTGTGGCAGAACTTATAGCAATCAGCAATTTTCATATTTCGGCTTGCGATAAATTCAAGGATGTTTTTCTTACTCCACATTCCCATCGGGGTTGATTTGATGTTTCTGCCCTCGAAGATACTGCATCCATGTTTGAGGTATGAAATCATGCGAAACTTACTTTCTACCGCCAATGTCGCAATGATAGGCCGCTTTCCTGTCCTTTTAACAAAACCATGGGATGGTTTCTTTTTGAGTTCATCACAACACTTGTCGCTTATGCGCAAAGGTGATTTGATGAAGTCCGCATATACCAACTTGATCTTATCTACCTCGGCTCTTCTTGCGCAGTTCGGGTCTTTTGTATAAGGAACTCCCCTTTGGATGTCATCAATAACATTTGCCACATCCTTGTTAAATAATGGATAGCCAACTTTTTCAATCACTTCTCTTGGTTTCAAAGGACTATCAACAACAGTCGCACCATATCGTTTTACAATTTCAAGCACGGTTGGGTCTTCGTTGTGGGTGTTAAAGAAAACAAGTTCAATCTTGTCATACGGTGATCCCATCTCCTTGATTATCTCTGCCAACACTTGACTGTCTTTTCCTCCGCTAAAAGACAGGAAGACATCCCCTTGAAAGTGGTTGTAGAAATCACGGATGCGGCCCTGTGTCCACAACACTTTGCATTCCATGTTGAGGCCATGGTATCTTTGTCGAAAGGTTTCGATGCTCAATTTACTCATAGCACCACCAACAACTCGAAGATTTGGTTGAAGATCCTAAAAATGGAACTCTTGTCCGCATAGTGGTAAGCATCAACCAACCTCTCGACATTCATCGGCCGATCCGCCAAATACCGATCGAAGACCATGTTGAACTGCGTTGGGTTGAGGTTGTGCAACTCGACAAGTTTCCTCTCCAACTCGAAGTTGCGTTCTCGCAGATCCGCAATCTTGCGGTCGATCTTCGCACACTCTTCCAAGAGGCAGATATACATTTCTTCGGTTTTGTTCAGCGCACCGCCGTCAACATACATCTTGCTACCTTGCGGGAAACCGTATTTTTGCAGGTTGGCCTTTCTCGTTTCAAGTTTGGTGATTTGGTTGTTGAACTGCCGTATGTGTTCCAAATCTTTTTTGATAAGTTGCGCTTTTTCACTTAACATGCCGCACCCCCATCAAGCCAATTTCGGCGGAAGATTTTGACAAATAATTCTCTCGATCCGTGAACCCTCTCAAATGCCATTTGGCCCGCACGGAGTATCAGTTGGTTGATCTCCCCTTTCGGGTCTGCGTGAACACTCCCTGGGATGCTTGGATCGTGCAACACCTTGATCAACCAAACTTTCAAACCATACTTTTCGCTATGCTTGCGGTTCGGCCCACGGAAGATGTGATGTTCTTCCAGGGTGTCTCGGCGACCCGTAACAAAGCACTCTTTCTTTTCTTGAATTATGCTTTTCATTCCGCACCCTCTTTTATTACCCCGCCGCATTTTGGACAAAAGTTATATTCATTTTCTTTGTAATCTCCTGCATTCATGCAGTATGCAGTTCCGCACTTTGTGTTGTAGCAATCACATCTTTCGTCATAGGTCCACTCGCATTCTTTCGGCTTTTCAAGTTCTTTGGCGAGTTTAATTGCATGCCTATACCCCTCTGCTCGACTGTAAAAAGCACCGCCATCAATCTTCATCTTTTCGTTGACCTTTGCCTCTGCCATATTCCAACTCTCTTGTTCTTTCAACTTCTCAATCAGTTCTTGTTTTTTCATTTTCCACCCCCAATCAAGAGTTGCCCTTTTTCGCAACACCCGAGAAGAAAGTCCTGTGCACCGTTTGCCCTGTGTTCGCTATACTTCGTAACCGCAAAGTCGGCAGTCGATCGCATGATGAACTCCAAGTTGCGTTCCGTGGCATCGTCATAACTGCGAAACTGTTCCTTGTCGAACGGGTTTTCTTCCCGATATTTCACCTTGAAATCATATCGACTAAAATCTTTCTTGCCGCACTTCTCGAATGCCGCAAGTTCCGCCTCATCCATTTTGCAACTGTATTCCAATTCTGCCAGGCCAAGTTTGTCCGTGTATCTGCCATAGGTCAATTTGCAATACGCATCCTTGTTCATCTCATCCAGGGCCTCGCACATGTCGGCGATGGATGGGAAGAACTTCGACTGCATCACGATCTTCTTGACCGCAATCTGCATGACCGCTTTCGGCACTCGGGCGAATGTGTCGGCCCATAACTCCACCATCGCACCCGCCTCGATGTCGCTTATCTTCCCCAACTGTTGCGGGTAAGCAACCTTGATGATCGCAAGAATTTCAAGTGTTTCGTTCTTCGTCATTCGCCACCTCGCATCGCCAAGTTGATGAATGGGTTCGAGGTTTGCTTTTGCCCAGGTTGCGCTTGGCCGCTTTTGTTTTCTCGTAAGGGGAAGAACCCTCGCCATGAGTTCATCACACTTTGGTTCACAATCTCGGTGGCGAGTTTGTTGTCCCCGCCGCACAAATCGAATAACCCTGTGTTTTGGTTGGTAAGCAACTTCGTCAACGAACTGTTCGTAAGCGGTGCTTTGATGAGTTTACGAATTTGAATAAACTCCCCGAGTGCTTTCCTCAAAGGTTCAAATTGCGTGAACTCGTTTATGATGTCATCAAAGGTCGCCGCTTGCGGCTTTCTTTCTTTCTTTAACTTGTCAGTTGTTAATTGTAAGTTGTTAGTTGTTAGTTGTGGTGGACAAGTGTCCCCCTCAATGTCCCCCGCCTTGTCCGCTTGTTGTCTATCCCTTTGGAGTGCTTTTCTCTCTGCGCCGATCGTTGTCGAACCGATCATGGACTGCACGATCGACAAGAAGATTGCGCCGTCATCCATAATCTTGATCAACCCAATCTGCTCTAAAACTCGCATTGCGGGTTTGATTATTCTTGCAGGCACTCGGGTGAGATCGCTTAATGCTTGGATGTCGTAAGGGATGAACATGTCTCCAACTTTGCGGATCAAGAACCCATTCAACCGAATACTTTTCAAACACAACTTCATGTAGAAGTTTGAATAATACTCGCCGCTTGGTTGCTCTTCAAGCCACTTGATCGCCTCGTCATCGAACCAATCTTCCTTGACCTGCATCCAATACTTTTTTGTTTTGTTGTAATCTGCCATCAAGCCACCTCTTCCAAGAAGTATCGGTAGAACCAACTATTCTTGCTTTTCTCACGGATGTGAGTGATTTTATATCCCTGCCTGCGTAGGTCGCTTATGACCTTTGTCGGCGACAAGATATAATTTACGACCGCATCATGGTTCGTCAAAGAACCCTTTTTCGCAATCAATTCCAACCATTTACTGTGTGATTTACTCATTATCGTTTCCCCCTTTTTTATCCTTAAAACGGCAGGTCGCTATCGTCTGCCAACGGTGTCATATCGCCTGGAAGACCGTCATTTGGCTCTCCTTGCGTGTTATCACCTCTTGGCGACAAGAACTCGACCTGCTCGGCTACGATGTCCGTGGCATACCGTTTGACCCCATCCTGTTCCCAAGAACGGGTTGTCAAACGACCTTTCACCGCCGCTTTTTTGCCCTTGGTGAGGAACTTTGCACAGTTCTCGCCAGGCGCATTCCAAACCATGATGTTGAAGAAATCAACACCATAACGACCGTCATCACCTTTGGTTTGGTTTTGAACGGCAAGTGAAAACTTGCACACGGACTTGCCACTCGGGGTTGTTGTGAGTTCGGGGTCTTTCCCCAAATTTCCAATTAGAACTACATTATTCATTTTCATTTTCTCCTTTTTTTTGAATGAATTGATTGAACTTCTCCCATGCCTTTTCTTGGTGAATGGATGGTTTGAAGTGGGTTCTTCCATCGTTGCCCGCATATCCAAAAGCCAAATGCTTGTCGAATAACTTGGCAACATCTCGTTGTGCATTCTTGTAACCTTGTGCAAGGCCGTCATGGTAACCTTTGGCGGGCCGAGTTTCGGCGATGACAAACTTGCCATCCCTTTGGCCACCTGCGGTTTTATTCCGCAGTTGATACCCCATGCTTGCGTAGTTCTTGATCCACTCTTGTTCCCTATCATCGAGTTCGGCCTCGGTGTATTTGTGGATGAAGATGTTCCAACCCGTTGGGTTTTCTGCACTCCACAAGCCATGCTTTTTCAATGAAAGGTCAATGTGTTGGTAACCACGCAAGTGATCCGCAAGTCGTGTCAAAATCTTTTTTGCCTGCCCGACATACGCATAACGAATTTCGTTCTCTTCCCGAAAGAAGACATAGATCCCGCTTTGCTCGGTCGCAGTTCGACAAACCTGCAAGATGCGTTCCTTGTTCTTTTTCTCGATGGCTTTGATTTGTGCGAAGTTCATGCCGCACCCCACATGCTCATCATCTCGGCAATCTCGGCGGGTGTCTTGGTTTCAATACCAAGGCCCTGCGCCTCGCTTATCACACCATCAATCAAGGTCGCCATTTCTTTTCGGTCCAAATGAGATGTTTGCTTATACAAAAGGTATTGGCTCATCGGCTTGCCTTTGGGCGAAGTGAAGTCCCCGATCCACTTCGCATAAGGGTAAACCCTGGCCGCATCTACCTTTTTCGGCAACGCAATCGCAACCTTTTCGCCATCACAATCTTCGGGTGTGCCATATTCCAGGTTCATCTTGAATTTCATTTCGTCTGCGCCGCACTTCAATGTCTCGGCCATCTTTGCGACCAAAACATGGAAGTATGCGTTCGCATCCAAACTGCGCTTGTTGCGGAATGGCTTGATGATGCACTCGAATACCTTTCCTTTTGCAAGTTCGGGTTGTAATGCGATCAATCGTGCCTGCACCTGGATGGTGTCCTCGATCTTGGCGATTTTGGTTACGGTTTCACTCATTCCGCACCGCCTTTGCGCAAGTTCACACGCACATGCGCTTTTGTGATTTTTGGCTTTGAACATTTTTCAAAGACCTCGGGGAACTCTTTCTTCAACTTGGTGCTATCAACCATTGTGCCGTTCTGCTCTTCGATGTAAGTGATGCGCACGAGTTCATTCGGTGAAACCCATGACTTGATGCCCTGCGCCTCAAACTCTTCTTTCATCCTTTCACGGAACTTCTTCGCAGTTTCCTCGGCGCCCTTGAATTGTTGTTCAAGTGCGGCGAGTATCTTCTCGGCATTCTCCGCCTGTAAAGCAAAGTCGGGTTCAAGCACAAGTGCGGCGCTTTGGTAAAGTTCGCCGTTGCGTTCGCATTCAAGCAATCGGTCAACCTCGGCCTGTGCAATAGGTTCAATCTCAACCGCATCCATTCCATCACCGAAGTGGAAAACGAATAGAATAGGTTCTTCGATCTTCAACAAGGTCGCATATAGCGACAACTGCCATGCAACCGCCTTTTTGTCCAACTTGGCGGATGTTTTGAAGTCGCCTACGAAACCGCCTTTGCCGCCCAAATAAACATCGACCGTGCCTGCGATGAAATCATTGTAAACAATTTCTTCACTATGCAAATTCTCCATAATGCCCATCTTGTCGTGCCATTCGGCGAACCATTCGACTTCGGGCAACAAACTTTCCGTGCCGTCTTTAATGAAGTTCTCCAATTCTTTGTGAATGAGAGTTCCACGGTCTGCCTTGCGTTTCAACACCTCGGCATTTACGGCCGAGAAGTCGGTTGAAAGGCCGTGCTTTTTTAACAACTGCGTAACGGACAAGAAAATCTTTTTGCAGATTGTGCAACTATACTCGTGCTTTTCTTCATCCAAAACGACATTGTGTTTGCAATTCTTATTTGCCATCGCCCGCACCTGCCTTTTGTTTTTTCTTCTTCGCAATAAAAATCGCCGCATCCGCAAAACTTACTTTTGCAAGATTGTCCACCTTGCAGTAAGTCAACATTTTGGCGATGTCTTCTTGTGAAAAGAGTTGGTTGATCTCAACCTGTTGCTCGGTCGTGCATGGTTGCGGATCGACTTTCTTGCCATCGCCCGCACCTGCCTTTTGTTCGGGTTTCGTGTATTTCGTTGCATCCTTATCCCAATACACATCTGCGCCGATCCCCAAGGCCTTGCATGACACACTCAACGCATCCGTGAGGGCCATCTTGAAACATTCATCGCTTGTCTCGTGATACTTCGCAGTTGTGAAGTATTGAACGAACGAACTGCCACCCGTTCCCACGATCGGTTGCGACCACTCGCCGTTCATCTTCACATAAAGTTCGATGTCAACGAATGCGGCAACGGTTTCACCGTCTCCCTTTTCAAGTCGCTTTTCGAGGATCCTGTAATACCAACCAAACCCGCACGGCCCAAATTGTTCCGTTAAGGTTTTGATGCGCCACATCGGGTTGATGTCGGTCTTGCCTTTGAGTTTCCCGCTTGTGATTTCTTTCTTGGCCTCGGCAGGAACTTTGCGCACCTTTTCGTAGATGTTCAAGTTTTCCATCATGCCACCGCCTTTTTTGTCCATAGGCGGCCAATTACAAGCGACCACGCAGTTGCGAACGGGACCATGACCATACAGGTGCGTGAATTTGCAATATCAATCACCTCGTAAAGGTCCTTGCCGTTGTCCATTTTTTTAATCTCGTATTTGTTGTTGATTGTCATTTCGGTTCTCCTTAAAATTTTTGATTTTGTTTTTTTGTGCGGCATCAAGGTGTTCGTGTTGGAAGTCCCTGGGGAAATCTTCATATCCGCAGTTCCCACACTTCCATCGGTAATAGTCGGGTAACCATGTCATTGTGCAGTCCATGCAACTCATGCACAGTTTCCCCATCACTCCACCCCCGATGCTTTCAAGACAGTTTCAAGACGGCGGACAACATATCCGTAAGCGACCCCGTTGCAGAAATGCGTGAAATAATCGGCAAGCACTTTTTCTTTTTGCTTGTCGTCTTCGGGCATTCCTTTCGCTTTGATTTGATCTGCCGCAAAGCAGGCCCGTGTCTTCATGTCTTCGAGTTCATCTTTGAGAATTTTGATGTTCATGGTTAAAACACCTTTTGAGGTGATTTCCTTTTCCAACATCTCACTCGCTTTTTCAATGACTTCGTTCATAATTCTCCTTTTTTTTAATAAGATTTGGTGAGGTATAACCGCCTCAACCTCGGGTCAATTTTCGTTATCCGCTTTTATCCATAATTCACCGCCTTTTGCAGGCCACAAAAAAGGCCTACCGATTTCTCGATAGGCCCTAAATTTCTCAAAAAAGAAAAGTAGTTTGCCTCTTTTTACTGACAAACTACTTTACAAAAAACATTGTATATTGTGAAGTAGTTTGTCAGTAGTTCAAAAATCGAGTTAGAACAAGAAACTTTTGAACCTATCGAGTTGATACATTATACCACCCCACTCAAAACAATGCAAACGATTTGTGCCACTTTTTTGAAAATTCTTTTTAATTGTTTTCACTCGGCAAGAGTGAGACACACCCCCCATGGGGGGTGTGTGGCGGCGCAGGTTTGTTTGTTATGCGGGCATCCGCTTTGGCAACCATCGAACTTCACGCATTGCCTGCTCTTCCCGTAAGATCTCCAAACATTCTGCCCTTTTCTCCGCAGGTGTCATCATCCTGCTTTTCTTATGTCGGCAACGCAAGGCCCAATTTGGGATCACCGTATTGTTGTCGCCAATATATCGTTTCAAGTATTCGTTCAACTCTTTGACCGATCCAAACTTGTTGTGGTTGTAATTCCGCTTTTGATCCTTGCCGTGTTGCCTTTCGACTTTGCCGTTATGCCTTGGGGTGTATGCCTGGATCAACTTGTGGTTGATGCCAAGGCGATCACACTCGATGCCGAAGATGTGCCGCTTGGTTGTATTCGGCGGGTTGCGGAACTCCGTGCCGTTGTCCGTTTGGATCTCTTTCGGTAAATACCCAAAGTAGATGAAAGCACGGCGAATGAACTCTCGGGTGTTCCATCCGTTGCGTTCCTGGAACGCATACTCGAAAACCTCACGGGTGCATTCGTCAATGACTGTGTATTGGTAAAGGCGGACACCATCCCGCCAAAAGTCCACCTTGGCCTTATCTTTCAAACACTCGGTCGGGACATACTTCACATCCATCTGCCATTTGACACCCAACATTGTCGGTGTGTCGTAAGGTTGCGGCACCCGCTTGATGTGTTCTTCAACCGCCTCGCCGAAAAGATCGTTGGTGATGACATAATGGCGCAACCCCCAATATGATCGACTGTAAGCGCACTCGGCCCGCAGGCGCCCGTGCAGTTCCATAAAACCCGCATGTGGGTATTGTTCACGCATCCGCAAAATATCGGCGGTCTCCGCCTGCGTGTGCAGTTTGGGATCGGGAGTGTGCGGCGGACAATATCGGTTCTTCAAACTGTCCCGTGTGCCATCCCAACGGCTCTTCCACCGCCAAAGGGTGCGTTCCGTGCAGTCAAACTTGGTGCATACTTTGATGATATTCTCACCATCTACAAGCCACAATTTGAGTGCATCATGTTTTTGTTTTGCTTGGTATCTCATCCGTAAAGTATAGTTGCAACCGCCGAGGAAGTAAATACTCGATCTTTCGACAAAAATTGCATGACAAACGGCCCACAATCATGTATAATGCCGTGCGGTGTGTTACGCAGTTGTGTAGGCCTTTGCGTGTCCTGCTTGTGGGCGGTAATTGGAATAATGAATTGAATGCGGGTTTTTGGTGCTTTAATGCGAATAATACCGCCGCCAATAC